ATTTACGATAATCTCTTTTACAGGAATATTAAACATTTTTTTAAAATTAAAAGGTTAAACAATGATTTATTGCGAAGCAGCTTCTTGCATAGCTATTGGAGTCCTTGCGGATTCAATATTTTCTAAAAAGATGGCTCGACATATATTGACAATTTCATAGTAGATATTATTACGAGTAACTCCCGTATTAAATTGCAATGGATTAGTATAGGTAGTCAAATTTGTAATCGTTACTTCCGAAGGTTGTGTAATGTAATCGATAACAGCATTGTTACTTCCTACAAACTCAACCTTAGAGGAATCAAATAGTATTTTAATTGTACCATTGTTTACCTCATAGTAGTACCGACGATAATTTGGTTTTCCATACGCACTGCGATAACGGAAACCTTTTTGACCAGACTTCATTCGCTCTGGCCAAAAATCGTAAGTCACTCCACTTTTATATTTGCCAACATTTGTTTTAAACCTAACTGAAATCTTCAGAGAGAGTAGATGCCTAAAATCAGAAGGCAATGTTATTACTCCAACAGAAGATACCGTAGTAAGATAAGATGGTGAAGTAAATGAGGCTAAATCCTCAGTATCCTTCACCACCAAATCCAACTGTCGATAGTTGTTATCAACATACTGGGATATCGCTTTGTTATAGAAATAATTAAAGTCTTTCAAAGAGAAAGTCGGAGACTCAAACTTATCCAGTTCTTTCAATACATCGCGATATGCATCCAGTGCGTTCATCAGTCAACTTTAGTTTTAGTCTTTTCAGCCAGCATTGCTCTCATAGCCTTCACACGCTCAGCGTTTTCAGGGCTAATGAGATAGTCAACAACCATGTCTTCAGTATGGCCTAAATTAATGCCATCCTGACCACCGAAGTAAAATACTCCATCACGACCGCGTTCAATTACACTCCATTTTACAATGTCTTTAACAAAGACTTTTGCGTTGGTCTTAGCCTTATTGGCAGGGTCAATTGTAGCCAGCACGGTTTCAGGAGATGTGGTTGCTTTGTTAAGCAGCCAATCCAAAACCTGCTCAGGAGAAAATCCTGCTGCAGCTTCTAGTCCAAGAGCTTTTGCCACGCGTACCTGGTCTTGTTGCGAAAGCTTGCGTACGGCAGGTCGTGCCTCGTCAATTTTCGCTGATTTGTCAATACGCTCTTTGGCTTCTTTGCGCTCATTTGCAACATAGAAAACTTTGTCACGACTAGTACCTCCGAGTGACTTATCTAATGCAATGTATGGGTGTTTCTTCAACCACTTCCACAACGCTGCATCATAAGGGTCACTAAGATTAAGCACCTTTCCTTCTTCAACTACTACTGAAGTTTCGTAGTCAAATATAAAAGGCAGTTTACGCTTATCATCTTCAGTTAAAAGTTCATAGTATCCATAAGTGCCTTGTCCAGTGTACAGTTTACCGGACTTGTCTTGCAATGGTCGACAAGTAACAGCTTGTTGAGTACGAGGACGAAATGCACAAAATGTAATTGTTCCGTTTTCTTCCGTCATTGACAGAACTTCTTCTTCGGTTTTCATGATTGTTATGCTTTGCATAGGTTAATTAAAAATTAAGACACTTTCTTCTCAAGCATCATTGAGGAATAAGGATTGTGGAGAACCACACCCATTGTTCCAATGATAGTTTTAGAAGAACCATCCAGAGTAGAGCTTGCAGCACCGGAAGTCTTTCCGTCTTCGCCACCGATACCCGCTACGAGTCCAGTGATGAAGGAGCGTCCGTCTTTAGCAATCATCTGAATATTTTTTACACCGTCATAAGTAGACATGTCGATAAACAGGAACTTGCTTGACTCAAGTGGCTTACCGTTAGAGTCTTTCTCTGAAGGGTTAGCAGGATGGTCAAATACTCCGTTCACGTTTACAACGATTGTGTTACCCTGGAAGGTGTAGGCGTTGTACTCAGCACCCAGTTGAATCTTTCCGTTCTTAGTCTGAACATAAGAATTCGGCTGAAGCTGCCAACCTGCCTTGTGCTCAGCACGCATGAGGCGGCCAAATTCCTTATAACCTTCGCGGCCAGTGGTCATCAACCAAGTGTTGCCAGTAGGTTTAGGTGAGCGGAGTGACAGGTCAGACATTGCATCCTCAAGCAGACCGATAGTCAGTTTGCTGTAGGTTTGCTTTTGGCTGTCAGCAATTTGAGCGATAAGACCGTCGCCTTTTACGATATCTTGGCCAGTCTTAGGGTCTTGCAGGAAGCAGCGACCGTTAGCATCCATTGTAGTACGACCATAGATAAGTTCCATTTCCTTATTCAGGTGAAACTGCTCCATAGCAGCACGGAAGAGTTCGTCAGTCACATAGTTAACCTTAACGGCTTTACCATTGTGAGGAACGATATCTTCAATAAGATACTTAGTAGCAGCAGCGTCAGCAGACCAAGTCCAGTCGTAACGCACTTTGGTCAGGTAGTTTACATGCTCCTCATGAGCCTGAGTGGTGGACAGATATCCACGGTCAGAAAGCTCAGGGAATGCTTTACCAGCAGGACCAGAGTCACGACCGGCAACGCAAAGAGCAGATGAAACACCTTCGGTCATAACATTCGTGTTGACACGAACAGTGTATTCCCACACACCTTCACCAATAAACACAGGACCGGCAGTTACAAAAAGCAAGCTGTTGTCTTCGAGTTTGATGATGTCATAAGGATTGTAGTAAGCACTGTTGAAAGCTACGATAAATTCAAGACCGTTTGCACCAAGAGTAGAGCCGCTGGTGATAGCACCACCTGTTGAGCGGGTTGCAAACTTAATGCGAGGAACCTGATGTCCACGAATCTTCCACTTGTACTGTTTGTCGTTTACGCCAACAAAGCTGTCAGATTGAGCTTTGATGTCATAAATTTCACCAAGACCTTCGGTAAGGAAGGAAATAGAATGCTGAGGGAAAAGACGGATAGTCTTTGCCGCCAGATTAGGAGCTACTGCAAAAAGCTTCTCCAGCTCACGCATGGTGGCGGTGTTACGGCTATGCAGCAAATTGTTAGCAATTCTCGATACGATTCTCATTTTATTTAAGAGTTTTAAAATTAAAGTTTAGAAACGATTCAGAACGCTTGGGTCATAGGGGTCATCAGCAGTAACCCTTCCTCCGCTACTTTGTAGCTTTTCAGGATTGTCAAAGATTTTGTCCATAACCCGGCTTCTTGCACGGTTCTTTTGAATTGAAGCACTGTTTTGAATCATGTCTTTCATAAAAGCAACTCCGAGTGCTGCAAGTACTGTACCTTCGTCACTTTGTAACGCATAGTCCAGTGCAGTCATCCCGTCTTTGTCTCTGACAGTCGTGATTTGGAAGACGGCTTCTTTCATCTCCCGATTTAGCGGTACACCATACACTTGGTTAATACCTGAAAGATAGTTCTGATAACGCTGAACTTCCTCCTGATAACGAGCGGCCTGTTGTTCCTCTTCTCTTTTCGCTGCTTCAGCTTTCTGTTGCTGTTCAAGACTTTGCTCTTCAGCTAACTGCTCACGAAGCGATTTGACAAAAGGTTCAAACTGTCCGTTCTGTTTCAGCGAATCCACCATCGCCTGAATAGCTTGCTCAGGTGATTTGGGGAAACGCTTCTTAAAGTCCGATACTGCCAGGTCATTGTCATCCATTCCTTCCGGAGATGACGCAAACCCATTGTAAAGGTCTTTCAGGGACTTACCCTCCTGCTTGGCCCGCAGAACTTCCTGTATTTCAGGGTCCTGTAAGTAGGCTTCAAATTGCTGATACTCGGAAAGTTTGGCATTTACACCTTCGGTCATTCTTTCAATGATTCCTTCAAGTGCTTCTGCCTCTTGTTCCTTTGTCAGCTCATTTACACCTTCAAGATTCAAGCCAAATTCAAACTTCTCATCCAAGTAATGGAGTAAAGTCGGATATTCGACCGGAGCCTCTTCTTGATTGGCCTCGTCTTCTTGCTTATCGTCAGCTTCTGAATCAACAGCCTCTCCGATAGCATTGGGATTTGCAGGTTTCTTTTCTTCTTGTTGAACTGGGGCTGGTTTTGCTTCAGCTTTTTGGTCACCAAGTAGATTCTTTAATTCTTCTTCCGATGTAATCGTCGGAATCGATGACAACACATCTGCTCCTTGAGCTAAGTCGTCTGATTGAACTATTTCCATGTCTTTGACACTTTATTTATTCTTAATTTCTGCAGACTTGACAGCATTTTGCCTTGCATATACCTCAAGCTGCTTTGCTTCCAATTCAATTCTCTTCTTATCCAAATCAAGTTTGGACATATCAACATCTTTCTTCTGACTAAGAGCCATCTGCTCCAACTCAAGATTGAGACGATTCTGTTCAATCTTAGCTGCAATCTCCTGAGTTTGAGCTTGTAGCTTCTGTATCTCAGCCTGACCCTTTGCTTCTGCAAGTTGTGCCTGCAGTTGTTGCATTTGAGACTGTTGTTCTTCCATCTCAGCACGACGCTTGGCCACAGATACCTCAATATCACGAACAATCTCAGCAAGACCTGTCTTCTTAAACAGAGGAAGAGCATCTTCAATCTGCAACATACCTTGCTTAATTAACTCTGCAGACATAGCTTTTAGTTCCATAACAGAACGCTTGTCGGCACTCTTGTTAGTAATGTGGACTCCCCAGTCGGCAAAGGGGAAATTGGCGTCATCTAAACGGAATATCTGCTGTTGGCGTTTTGAATCAGTATAATGACCAACAACTCCATACTTATACGATACTCGTGCGGCATTTGCCAAGTCTGTAAGAGCACGCTCAATAAACTCATCGTGTTCATTGAACAAATACTCTGTTACCATAGATGAATTTTGGATGGCTTGCTGCATAGTGGCCTTTCCATCAAAGTATTGGGTAGCTCCAAGCTGCTGGCGGTTAACACCTACAACTCTACCGGCCACATCCTCAATATGTTGAATCATCATCAGAATCGCCTGAAGACCTGCTCCGAGCGTTTCGTCATAGGAAGGAAACTGGTTAAAGGTACGGTCAGCACCTTCTTTAGACCTGTCAATAAATGCTGTACCCAATTTCTTGTAGTACATAAACATTTTGATGTTATCCGCAGCGTTACCTGTCTTAAAATCAGGCAGTTGCGACAAATCCATATATGAACCTCTTACTCCAGACAGGGCAATAAGGTTCTCCTTATGGAAATGCAATACATCATATAAATCCTGAAGGTCTTTAGTTTCTCCAATCAGAGAATATGGCTTTATCTTACTGTTATAAGTAAGACCGTTAAATGACAGATAAACCTTACTCGGCTCTGACATAGACCTTACAGGGTGTTTAACCTTGCCCAGGTCTACATAAATATCATCTGCAATCCGTACACCAGACCAAAGGTCTTGAATATAACCTACTTGTACATTCTTTTTACGAGCGTTTGGCAATTCACGAATAGCCTCATTGCTGAGAATTTTAATGAACGGAGCGTCTTCTGCATATTTATTTTCATTTTTAATGTAGTTGATTTTCCGTATAGACTTCCACTCAACATAATAAACCGCCAGTTTGTGGTTAACTGCAGAGTTTACAAAAGTCTTAGAACCATCGTTAATAACCTGGTCGGCTTCCGAAGGATTGTTCAGCCTGTAGAAAGCATCTTTATGGTACATGTTCAGCCAGCTCTCTACTTTCTTAATATCCTCTTGAGTCATCCTTTCACCAAAGGTGTCAATAATTTCAGTAGGGGTAAGTAGTTTAACCCGAACAGCCCAGTCACATTCGTTAACCCACTTTACAGCATTGTCGGCGTAGAAAAGTTCATCACCTTTAATTACTTCGTATTGCGGGTCTTCTCCGATTCTATTTACATGTACACGATAGAACTCTTTGCCGGTAATCATCTTATCCAAAAAGTTTTCTGCAAACTTTCTATCCAAACGATGCTTAAGCATGTATTGGTTGATAAAATGCTGTACGCCTATTTCAGTTTCGCTCTTATACTCTTCGCGATAGTAACGCTCAAGTTTCTCCATTGCTTTATCAATATCCTGGTCGGATTTGACAAGCTGTATAATTTCATTTAGAAGTTGAGAAGAAACACTTTGAATTTTTGATTCTGTTGACTCCGCATCTTCTGCATGAGCCGAGAATTCAAATTGTCTTTCCTCCGCTTCGGATAGAATGCGATTAATAAGCGGGCGTACAAGAGGAATGTGTTTAATCTTTCCCGCAGGAAATTCAATGCCATAAGTTTTTGTCAAATGTTCAAACTGCTCCTCTGACCTTACACCATTGTATAGATTATAGAATTCGTCTGATTTCGTACGCCACCATAGCGGTGACATAGAAATGCACCAGTCTACATTTTCTGAAGCCCACTCCGCATTTTTCTGCGATTCAGGAATATTCTGCTTAGGTTTGAAACCATAAGAGAAAGATTTTCCAGACGCAATGGGTTGAGTAAAAACCATAATTATATCTCGAAGTTAGGCAAATGTAAATGATTTTTAATTAAAAACAAGATTCCCTCGCGAATCTCGTACAAATTTAGGAAAATGAAAAGAACTCGCTTGTGCTGACTTTGCTGCAATCTTAAACATATCATCATCTGCTATAATCGTAATTGCGGCCGCCATTGTTTCATCATATTGATTTTTATCTCGTCCTTCAAATGTAAATCCAAGCATGTCCCTGATAAGACTTGTAAAGAATATCTGGTCTGAGTCTGTTCTTACATAAGCAACTAATCTCGCAATAACATGTCTCTTGATTTCTACTGGCATGGATAGTCCATACCTGTTAGTTGTCAGACTTTCCTTAACTACGGTAGAATCCAGTCTTGGCCGACGATGCAACATGTACTCAAATCCATTAGTAATATAATGCTGAAGAATACCTGTCTTGGTATACTCAACCAGTATCTTAGAATTATAATACATATTGAGTTTTACAGTATTCCAGTAGAACTCCGTAGCATCATCCGTACGCTGTGTAATTTTAGCAACAAAGACTCTTGATGTTTCACTTGCATTAAAGAATCGTTTGTAGATAAAGTTAGAGCCTCTTGACTTTTTGCCTTTTCGCTCTGTCTCACTTATCTTTCTGTCATCCTCGGCAACGGCATCAAAGGAGTCACAACCTGAAACATACAGGTTTGCTATCTTTCCATGACTCCATCCGGACTTTGTCCAAGCGGGATGTTCAAGTATTTCAAACGCACCTTCAGGATTAACTTCCCATCTCACACCTATGATTTTGCTACCATCTCTCTCCCATTCAAGATTCCCACGCTGCACCATATTCTTGATGGCAGGACTTCTTTCAATATCTGCGTAGCGTTTCTCAAGGATGTCTACTGGGAAGACTCCGTGCCCCGAGACTTGGAACGCTTCGTCCGGGTTGTACGGGAACTCCGAGGACTCTTGCCTGTAGAGTTCGGGGTTCGCTTTCTTTTTTTCTCTTCTGGCATCGAGAAAGGCTTTTGCGCCTTCTTTATCAGAAGCCCCTGACTTTTCATAGTATCCAGTAAATTTCGCATATGCTGGATAAAACTTACCAATTTTGCGCTCTTCATATTCATAAGCTTTTAAACCGTATTCAACAGGATTGTTAAAAATCATCTTTGCATCTATAGAACCGCCAGAGTCCATCTCACCACCTGTTCCAATAAAGATTGGGAAAGTCATCTTAATGGAACCGCGCCACCAGGAAGGTTCTGTCTTTTTAAAACATTCAATCAACGAGGCTGCGCCCGTCCATGAACCCACCTCCTCAAAGATGTGTATGTTCGGACGCGTACCCCTCGTCTTACCGGCATCCGAATCATAGATAACTTTTCGGATAAATGAGTTGCTGTCAACTTTGACAAACTGATTCGTCCCCTCATCGCGTATGGTGTAGCCTGACTGCTTGAGCGTACTCGTGTCCTTTAGCAGGGAACGCCGGAACTCCTGTGGTTGGGAGTTTAACCCCATCTCAACTTTTTCCCAGAGTAGGGAAGCATATCTTTCTATTGAAGAACTGACAATACATTCGCTTACATCGGCGAATGTAAACTCATACTCTACAACAGAAGCTACGCTAAAGGACTTACCAAATCCCCGACCTGTAATCAACATGATTCCTTCATTGTTGTTCTTGCGGGCTTGGTCTATATCTGAAAATAATTGTTGGTCTTCAAATGAGAAATAAGGATGTTCAACAATGACAGCATTTGTCTTGATGTCAATCATGTTGATTTTTTTAAAGTTCAGATGGTAGTAGTTCAATCCACTCATGTGGTAACCTCCATCAGACCATCCTTCTTTACAACGGCGTTCCTGCTCTTCCCACCACTGGATGTAATCCAACGACTCCTGATTCAGATTGGGTACGAATCTGCCTTCAAAGAAAGACTTTGGAAGGATACAATCTGGTTGATTGTATATCTCTACATGAGAGAGTTTTCTATCAGAAGTTTTCCTCGTCTTCACTTTCTATCTTTTCTTTTGTCTCAAGTTCCTTTATAAGATTATTGGCCTTATTCATTTCAGCACGACGCTTCTCCAGGAAAGAGACCTGCTTCTGTCCACGAACATTGTTCTGACCAGATTGCTTCATAATTGCATTTTTCAATGCTTCGCGGGCAGCATTAATCTTAGTCATGTCCTGCATCATCTTATTGAGAATGGGAAAATTGGAAACATAATCCACCCCTCCACGAACAGCCACCTTCTCAATCTCAATACGGGTATTATCAATCAACCGATTCATCTCATAAATCTTTTTATCAAAAGCCCTTACCGATGCTTGTTCAGGTGTATCGTAAGCCATTTGATATTTTAAAATAGTTTCCTCAACATACACCTCATTGAACTTTCCCTTGAACTGATGCTCATAAGAACCGTAGATTTCCCTACGGGCAAGGGTACTCACCTCTGTGGGGTCAACCTTTGCAAAGGGTGCGTTCTGGTCTACCTGAGAACAGATGTGGATATAAGTCAGAAGTTTAACGGCTTCGTCCTTAGTCTTGGATTTGTCAGATAACCAAATATCCCTTAACGGTTCAAGTGTAAGGGATATTGGGTCTACTGTTACTTTATGCTTTTCTATTGAGAACTTTAGCATTTTTCAAATGGTGTTTAATTACATCTTTCGCCTCTTTACGCATATACTTAACAGGATACATTTGAATAGTATCAAAAGTTTCCTTGTTCACATGTTCTATTGCAAGATTCCCAATGGTAAATCCATGTTCTTCAAGCATCAGCGCATATAGAGACAACTGCAGAGAATAAGTGTAGTAATTACAATTAGGCAGATGCGACAGAGGGGGTAGAAGACACTGGTCTTGGAACGCTGTCTCGGAAATCTCCTTACTGGTTTTATAATCCTTAATATGAACTGTGTTTCCGTTTTTCATAACCCAGTCTGCCTGACCGGCAAGTCTCCAATCATCATTGTAAAGAATCAATTCAGGATATAACCCATCGGCTTTGAAATCCTGAGCGGAAAGGAGGTCTACGCCCGACAGGACAGAAATCTCTTTCATATCAGGTCCGTAGACTACATTCTCCTTTACTCTCTTTTCTTTCATCTTGTGGTACTCCGTACCCTTTACAAGGGCAATCTCTTTGGTTTGTTCCCACTCGGAAAGAATCCTTTTCTTTTCCTCAATTACTTCTTTACGATACTTAAACTCTTTATCTATTGAACGGGCATAAACAACAACATTCTCCCAGCCACCCGCCTTCTTTTTATAGGAATCCCATTCTCCTGTTTTAGAGAGAACGGCTTTGAGTGCTTTGTACGCAGACCAGTAGTCTGAGTCAAATGGAGGTGTGAACTTCTTAATTAGTGTTGTAACTGATACGTATACTTCT